TCTTCGATGGCCGACGCTAGGTTCTGCACGACCTTGCGCTGCTGAGCACGATCCGGCAACGTCATTGTGTTGATCTGCGGCGCGATAGTGACGCTCACTGGCTGACCCGTCGCGGCGCCTCGCTGATACCGCCGCGCCTCCGAGGGCGTCAGCACCATCTCGCCCGGCGTCAGCATAGCAGGCACCGTGTCGCGCCCGGCCGTGCCACCCCTGACGACGCCGCCGAGGGCGAATTTCGAAATCAACCCTTGCACTAGAGCAAGCATCGCAGCCATGACAACAGGCACGACAATCGGAGCCGCGATACCTGACGATGCTGCAGCGCCGGGCGCAGCCGACGACGCGGTCAGTGCGGCGTTAGCCATAATCGATTTCGTCACGAAATCGATCAGCAACTTGGCCATTTGGCTGAGCATTTGTTTAAATATATCCTTTGCCTCCGTGCCGGCGATCGCACCCTCAATGAGCGAGCTCGCCATAGTTGTGCCTATTTCCCTGTACGTTTCCAGCGATGCGTTGCGCTCGGTCTCGAGTCGCTCGATTGTTTCGTTCGACGCCTTCACGGCCATGTCGTGCCGCTTCTTTGCTTGCTCAGTGAGGTACGCATCGACCTGAGCGCCGTACTTCATCTCGATTGCTTTGAGCTTCTTTTTCTCCGCTTCGAGCTCCTCGGGCGTCAACTTCTTTTTCTTGATCGTTCCGCCCGCACCGGTATCCGTCCCGACAAATTTCCCCGCGAGCTCGGCGCCGCGCGAGCCGATGTTCTCGACAGCGAGCGCTGCTTTGTCGGCGCCTGCCGCTATGACATCTAGCTGCGCGCCGACTTGCGTTAGACTGTTGATACTATCATTCGCCGTCGACAGAAACACATCCCCCCACTCTCCGAGATTCTTGCCGATGCTTTGGTCCGCCTCGCCTGCCGCTCTCAGTCCCGGGATGAGTTTCTCTATCGCGCCGAATCCCTCAAAGAGCTTGCCAAAACCCTTTAGGATCCCGCCTATCATACCGTTGGCCACAACCAGAATGCCGGAGAACACGGCCTTGACTAGCGCCCCCGCCTGAGCCGCGAACCCCAGACTGCGAACCAGCAGCGCCAACCCCTGCATAAGACGACTGATCCATTCGATGACCTTTGTCGCAATCATCTTACGATTCTCGGCAATCCACCTTGACGTCCTACTGGATACCTCGTTTACCGCCTCGCCGAACCCTCGGATAGCAGGTAGCAGCGCATCTCCGATGCGTGCCTTGATGAGCTCAACCTCCTTACGCTGGTTAGCCATCCAAACTACCATCGGATCAGTCGCCGACCGAAACTCTAGCGACGCGGTGACTGTGGCGTCGACGACCTCAATCACGCGACTCCGGATTTTTGCCCACAACTCAAATGCCTGATTAACTCCCGTGGTCAGGATCGATAGTGTTTTGCTAACTTCCTTGAACGCTTTGGGCATCTTGTTGATGGTATTGGCTGCTTTTTTCGCGCTAGATGATACCGACGCGAAGGCCTTCCCCGTGAGGTCCTTCGCCGTTATCTTGATGCCGACTTTTTTGTCTGCTGCCACTGCTCTGCGTCCTTCTCGCTCAGTTCATTCGCGATCGTCTGCGTCTCTTCCTGGCAAAGACGGATCGCTTCGTACACATACGCCGGCCAATCCCTGACGTCATCTCCCCACGGCAATACGCTGTGCACTGTCTGCCAGTCCGCCCACCACGCGAGCACGGTCCAAACCTCAGGTGTCAGTTGCGACCAAGGGCATCGCAACACGTCGGGCGCCCATTCGTAACCGACGTTACGCGTCGTCACTCGCCGACAGTTCCGGGCCGCACGCAACTTCCGCGGGCACGCTAACCCGTCGGATCCTGGTAGACCGCATCGCTCATCGCCCCATCGGGCAACTGCACCGCCCTGCGCGGCGAGACGCAGGGCGAGTCGAACTTTTTTTTCAGGCCCTCTTGCAGATGCGACAGATCCATGATCGCGGTGAACACGTCGTCGATCAGAGCCGAAAGCCCATACTCCGCGAGCTCCTCGCCGGTGCAGATCTGTCGTTGCACGTAGCAGTTCTGGATATTGCGAACGCGCTCCGTGAGCACTCGGCGCACTAGCTGCGCCGCTCGCTTGTCGGCCTGCTTGCCACGCAGGCTCGAACCATACCTCGCCTGGAACGAGCGCAGCTCCGAGGCAGACATCGGATGGATCTCCATCGTCGTCGGCTCAGGGTCAGCACGGTTGCCGAGCACGTCCGGCACGTACTCAACCCAATCGTCCGTCAAATCAATGCGGATGCCCATCGTTACCTCCGTGTATGTGGGCTAGCTAAACACCAACGTCAGCTCGTCCTCGCCCGAGGATCCGAGTCCGACGAACGGGAGCGTCAACATCACATCCCCATCCCCCGACGGGATATCGATCGCCGAGTAGTCAAGCTCGGCATATGGCACGTTAATCGTCAGGATGCTGCCCGCCGTAGCACCCACCGCTACCGCCAACGATTGCGTGCCGAACGCGCGCCTCTTTGCTAGGTGCCGCACCCAGTCCTTGCGCGCTCGCAGCGTAACGTTGCCGCTAACTTCGCGGTACCCGGGCACGACATCAGACACATACTCGACGAGTGCCTCATCGTCAACGGGACGATAGTTGTTTTTGAGGTTGAGCTCCAAGCCAGTGATCTTCGGTGACGCACTGTCGTAGGTAACCGACCCGGTGATACCCGCAATCGGCGAGCCTGCAGTAGTCTCGGTCGGCGCATACGGGGCAACCGCTGAGGTATCGGCGGCGGAAATCGACGAGTCGATAGTAAACGACGGGCGCGCGGAATCGACCGTCACTGCAAGGTTCGTGTTCGCGCCGACTGAAATGAGCGAGTTCGTCGAGAACGAATGCTGATCTACTGTCTGCACGACCATCGTCGCCGTGCTACTCATAATGCCGTTGAGCGTCGATGTACCCGTGAGACAGTGACCCATCGCCCCGCCGGAAAACTTGACCTTGGGCAGCTCACCACTCTGCACGTTGATCGTCATCTCATCGACCCACGCGCCCCAGACAGACTCGGCGAGCTCGGGCGTGTACCGATACAGAGTCATCCCGGTCAACGCCTGCGAGTTCGCCAACGAGTAGGTGTAGCTACCTCCGCCAGTCCCTGTGCCGAGCGCGTTCTTGTAAAGCAAGTCGGCGTCCGGTGCGGTCCCCGCGCTACCGCTGGGCACGATAGCGAGCTCGACATTCCAGCCGACAGTCGCTCGCCCACTGATACGCTGCAGCCACGAACGCGTCGCCGATGATTTGTTGTCCTCGCGCAACTTCCGCTCGCGCTCGTGCGTAAACTCAGTCTTGAGCACCTTGACTGCGTCGGTTGCAGCAGGCTTGACGAACGTGCCGAACGCCGACTCATTCGACACGTAAAACTTCAGCGCTCGCGAAAGCGAGTGATTCTGCGTAAGGCCCATCTAGCCTTGCTCCTCTTCGACAACCCGACAGTCCGGCCGCTCGGCGAGCGCGCGAACAATCTCGGGGTCAACGTCCTCGGACGATACCACGTCACCAGGGCGCAGCGTCACGATAGGCACCGCGTCAATCGAGATGTGGTCACCACCTACGTACCGCACGATCATCAGCTACTCGATGTCAAACGGTCCCACATGACCGTGATTTCCAGGGCAAAATCGGACCCAAGCCCTTGCGCAGTCCGCTGCGAAGGGAGGTCGCTCACATCATCCTCGGACCGCACAAACACCGTGTCGATTGCATTGCCTCCGCGCGTGGGGTCCACCATCAACGCGGCAACGCAATCGTCCAACAGCTCTTCGACGGCGGCGTCGCGCAACGCATGCGTCGCAGCGTACACGTGACCAAAGATCGTCACTGTCATCGTGCAACGCAGCATGTTGCCGTGTGCGTAACTGTACTCGACAGCTCCCTTATGCACATCAAGCGACGGGCGCTTCGGCGCTTCTTCCGGGTTTCGTCCGTATCTGCAGACCTCGGCAACTGTGGTATGGTACCCACCGCCCGTCGTGATCGCACTCAGTGTCGAGACGATATTACTCAGTATCGATGTGCTGTTCGGCGTACTCACTTTTTGACCTTCCGCGCCGCCTCGGCTTCATTGATCGAATCAAAGATGATTTCGGTC